CTCCAACCTTCCAAGAAATGGAAGGCACCCACACGCGCCTTAACTTCAGCGCGTGCCTCAGAGGTGAGATCCCGAGTCTAGAAGAGGACTCAGGATATCTCTTAGCTTCAATAAAATATTGAAGCATCTCCGAGTTACTACCGGTTGGAGTTTTCTGTTGACTTCCTTGCGGAAGCGTACATGAAAATTCCTCTCGATGCAAATGGGGATTCCACCTCTTACGTAAGTGAGAGTTGGATTCACCAAACAGCGAGAGCCAGCCGACAGTGCCTGAGAGAGCTGCCGTCCAAGGAAAGGAAAATCTCCTTAACTGGTCGACTGCGTTCTTGACGTAAGCTGCTGTACTATACCAACCCGCATTAAGCAGGTTGTTATGCACATCAACTGACGACATGACAGTCTCAGGTTTGGACACGGATGGAACACTCGTGATACTAACCCTGGAAATGTCTTGTCCAGCGAAAGCGTCACACCCACAAGACTCCCGGAATCTTCCGACCCGGAAAGTCTTAGCAGGATTTACTTTCAACCGAAAGTAATGGAGTGCGTCCACAACTTTGTCCGCTACGTCAGTGGGGACGATAATATCGTCGCCAAAGACGAGGACCTCCGACGAAGCCCGTCTAATATTCTGGATCGTCACTCGCTTCCCTCTGCTATGCAGAAGGGTCCCGATGGCGATAACAGAGAAGAGAATGGACTGCGTTGGAAAGGTTATAGCAGATCCTTGAGTGGAAAATTTCCGAAGCACATGGTGCTTGGGAGATTTCTTATCAATATCTTGAGTAATCCAGCGAGACCTAGATGCATAATATGCATCCAGAAGCTCAGGACGCTTACGGAACAAACGTTCAATAAGCCAACAAGATATTCGATCAGACGCAGACGACAAATCAATTGTCGAAAGCGAACCATCAATGGAAGCCCTTAGGGCAGCAGCCTGATTGAAGGACTGATCACGTATGTGAACAGTATCTCTCAAAGAGGAACAGCTGATCCTTGAGGTCAGGTAATCTCGAATAACTTGCTGACACCATTGGTAGCTAGTAGGTTCCGAGGCAATAAGCCGCGGCTTACTATACTCCTTCGGTACAGCCAAGAGACGCGAGGGATGTTCAGAGTGAGAATCACTATGAACAAGTCCTGATCGAACCTTCTCAGCCCAGTCGCCTAAGTTTGCGAAAGCAAATTCGGCGTATGGGAAGACAGATTCGAGCTTTTCGGGCCAATACGGGAAGTCATACTTGAAAGTATGACTAGCTCTTAGGTCCGAAACTGCACCTGGTCCGTGTCGAGGGCTCCACTCGAAAGGGTTAAACCTTCCGAACTCGGAACTGATAATGTCGGCAGTCCATTGGATGGACTGACACCATTCGGTACCGAGAATAATGGAGTCGACGGCGCTGGAATCCCCGAAAGGTAATTCCGTTGCTGGCTCAGAAGGAAGGTGGTCTCCAAACTGAAGATCACCACTACCATCAGAGCTAAAGTCGCCATGATTCCAATTAAGAGAACCATGGACGACTTCGTCATCGATCCTGAAGAACTCATCGACTTGTTTCCAAGTTGATTCGTCAGAGCATGCCACTTTGAACCGTTTTACAGCTAAACAAAGCTGTCTAACAGCCCGAATGGCATACAAATCAGGATTCGATCTCAAAACCCCAAAATGATCGAAAATGCGCAGAAGCAACCCCTTGAATAGTCTTGGGACTGCTACTCCTTTCTTAAATGGTGCAAAATGCGCCAAATGAGACAAGGTTAGGCATTCATTAGCTAGGCATTGATCAAAATGCTTAGCGAATGCAGGAAGGGTCTCAAAAACAAAATTGAGCCCCCTCTGATCGATCGCTGAGAGCAAACGCTTGTAATCGCGCTCACTGTCAACTTGGAGTTCAGGACAATGTGTTGCTATGTCGAAAAACATAGCACCGTATAGTCCTCGAACATACCTATCACAGCTCATAGAGTCTTTCATTGGACTTCTCCGATGGAAGGACTTCTGTGTGCCTGATAAGCCTCTGTGACATGGGTAACGAACGTTTTCGTTACAGGAAAGCGATCAGCTTTCCCAACCCAACAGCTTCGCAGCGATACCACCGGCTTTCACCATGTAGAAAGACATGGCTTCTGAAAGATCGATGATGTCGGCCTGGACGCCGTTCGGATCCGTTCGGATCGTGAACGACACCTCGGTTTGCGAGCCCAGCGGGATAGCAGTAGTCGGTTTCACAAATCGCGTGAACGTCACAACGTGACGATCAAACGGTTGTGTACCCGCCTTGACTGTATCTCGGCTGTGCCTGATCTTACACCGATAGGTGATAAGACCTTCATCAAGAAAGTACTCAGTAGAGTACCCATCTTGATTGATGAGCGGAAGTACTTTCGCGGTTCCACCGGAACCGTCGAGAGTAATAGTCAGAGAGGTACCAAGCATCGGTTGTTCGTTCCTTTTGAACGTTATGTGTCAGCGCTTAAAGCGCTGAACAAACAACGCCGAAAGGATTGACAGTCGATCACTCCCAATGAAGGGAATGTTGGCAGAAACGGCACCTGACCCCACATAGCGGACTTTGTCCGTTAGTGTGGAGGATCCTCCACCACCAGTATAACCACTTGTCATACTGGTGACGGAATACAAGAACTCAGTTCTTGTCTCAGTCATAACATTTACGACTGAGGGCGAAGCTGGAATAGCGTTGGAATGGCTAAGGCCATATTGCCCAACGTTGGTAAACCAATTGACGACAAAGGACCATGGAATGAGATCCCATGCTCCCTTGCCAAGGCCATCTAGGGTTAAACCCAAAGATATCCTCTTAGCCAGTTGGAGAACATCCAGATCAGTAGGGTTGTATTTGGGGAGAGTGGTAGGTAACCACCTAACAGTCGCCCAACGTTTTTGAGACGTTGTCTTAAAAACATCTCCATGCGCAGTTAAGCTTACGTTAGATTCGAAGCTTACATTGCGCTGGACATCTACAGCATTCTGATTCGCCAAAGAGATCCTACGTTTAAGACCGTTGCTTGAGTAGAGCTTGTGAATCTCACCCACCCTTCGGTGGATATGGATTCCAAGATCCATCAAGTCCTGAACATCTTGGATAAGTGGAAGCCATCCAAATTTCACACCGAGATACTGATTCGCAATTTCTTTTGAATTCAGTATTCTCTTAGGAGATTTGATAAGGCGACCAACATCTCTAAG